AATCGATATCTTTCGGATTTGGCGGTAGTTTGTCCCAGTCATTGTAATCATACACCACGCTGTTGGGTACTTTTCCAACAATATGATTGAAAAAATCTAGCATAGAAGTACCTCCCGTTTTTGAAATGTGATAGTAGTAGTATATCTGCATTTGATTATCCTGACATGTTTTTTATTAAATATTTTTTGGCTTGCAAACACTTTTCTTCTTGTGCGTTGATATGTTACCCCTGCTCACTTTCCGACCGCACACATCACACTCTGTCTTTTCCTTATACTTTTCCTTCTTCTTTTTCTGAGCCGCCATATAAACGGGGTCTTTCTTCTTCTTTTCCCTCCACTCCTTGGTGTATTTTTTACGTTGCTTTTTAAACTCTTCGTCGTTCGCGGCGCGCTCTTTCATCCTTTTCAACACCTTTTCCTTGTTGTTCTTGTAGTAATTAGATGCTTTTCCCTTGTAGTGCTCTTTGCGGTTTTCATAACACCGTTTCTGTCCGGCGTGTTTAGTTTTCAGCGCTTCCTCTTCTGATACCCACGCCGTGCCTTGGTTGAGAATAGGACCTATTTTGTCTATCCACGCCTGCTCCAACTTTCTAAGATCTTCAAATGACTCGCACCGTTTTTTCTCGACTACTATCATTTCCCAGTTGTCGAAGCCTCCATTCTCACGAATCAATCTGTAGACCAGATTATTATGGGATCTGTTAGTTTCCGTGTTGCACTTATATTTATGTATACTAAGTCGTTTTTTAATTTTAACGGTGCTTCCGATGTAAATAAATTTGTCCCAGGACGCCTCCACGCATCCCAAGCCTAGCGGTTTCCCGTTTTGCACTTTACACTGAAGTTTATAAATGTAGCCTGCGCGCGGCACTGTCCATGTTTTTGTTTTAGGTTGAGTGTTCATTTTGAGTGAAGTTGTCATGTTTTTAAATCTTGAGAAGATGTAAAAAAAGAAATCATTTTTGTTTTTTATTTCATCCATTAGAAGTCTGCATCTAGTGTAAATCCTACGTCGTCTTCGACGCCAACTCCGGCTTTTGAGTATTCTGAGACGCGTTTTTCAAAAAAATTACTTTTACCCTGCAAAGAGATCAGAGTCATCCATTCGAAAGGGTTTTCAACGTTGTACTTCTTTTCGCATCCGAGTGCTTGAATAAGCCTGTCTGCGCAGAATCTGATGTACTGACACATGAGTTCGGCGTTCATTCCAATGAGACTGACGGGGAGTGCTTCGGAAACAAACTCGCACTCCATTTGCACGGCGCTTTCCATAATTTCGTAGATTCTGCTTTGGTCGAGCTTCTTGTTGAGCTGATTGTAGAGCAAGCAGGCGAAATCGCAGTGAAGACCTTCGTCTCTGCTGATCAACTCGTTGGAAAAGGTGACTCCGGGGAGGATGCCTCGCTTCTTGAGCCAGAATATAGCACAGAACGAGCCAGAGAAGAAAATGCCTTCGACGATTGCGAACGCGACGAGACGCTCGGCGAACGAGGCGTTGTCTCTGTCCATCCACCGGAAACACCACTCGGCCTTCTTTTTGATGATGGGCACCGTTTTGATCGCGTTGAACAACTCGTTCTTGCGTTCTTTGTCGCCAATCAAGTTGTCGATGAGGAGTGAGTAGGTTTCAGATTGGCCAGTCATTATACCATTAAACATTCCAGTGTGATTTTTCGGTTCGTTGAAGCAGTATGTTGGTTCTTTGTCGGGCAAAGCAGTGACCGATTCAACCTTTACGAAAGGTCTTTTTACCGTCAACTTATAATTGGGATCCTGTGGCGAAATGTCTAGACGCTTCGGTGCAAATCCCAGCGAACGAAGGGTTTCAACTCCGCAGCACGAAATATATATAACCCAGCAAGCTTTACATTCATACAATTTACGCCCACCATTTCCGTCAGGCAATAAGGCTTCTCTTTCAGGATGCATCAAAGAAATATTTGTGTCGACGCCTAGAGTTGTTAACATCAATTGAATGTTTTTGAGAAAATCAATATGCGTTGAGGAAAGTTGCATCGACTTCATTCCTGATTTTGCAGTATGTGCGCATCCATCAGCGTCGGCAAAACCGGCCAACCATTCAAGTTTGGATGCTAAATTCCCATTAATAGGCACGTAATACTTTCCCATTTTTACAGTATCTTTGGTGAGATAGAACTTAATGCGCCCCTGTTTATCTTCTTTTCCCGTCGGATTGGATGCAGGAGAATTTTCTAAGAATTCGAACAGATTCTTCTTCTCGCCATAAAGAACGATATTAGGATATCCGTTTGTGTGCGAACCGTCACCTGAAAAAAATCCGTTTGTGTAGGCATGTTCCAATATTTCTCCTTCTTTGATAATTGGAAGTTCCCATTTGAACAACTTATCTCCAGGTTCCAGATGTTTAGTTTCGACTCTCTTCGACTGATTTTTTCTAGGATCTCCATCCTGCAAAATCCATTTGTGATCAGGGGTGCATTTGAGCGATGCTCCATTCGAAAGTTGAACCAACATCATATCATCCTCTTCTTTGACTAATTGAGGAAGAACCTCGCTCCACTCATAGCCGTTCCATGCGTTAACTTTCTCTCCCTTATTTGCAAGTAAATCCAGAGGAAAATGCCCTTTGTCTGTCAAAACTACCGTATCTCCACTGCAACAATGAATGTTTTCTATCATAACCTGGAATCCGTAGAAACAGCGCGCTTCCGCGGATTGAACCTCGGCCATAAAGTTTTCTACCAGGTTTTCGTTGACGATAGCGTCAGATGCTGCAAAGAATGCCAGGACGTGCTCAATGAAGTAGCGTTCGTTGTCAGTGAGCTTTTGTTCAAAGTCTCGACGATCCTTTTCCAAGTCGAGTTCTTCGGCTGTCCAGAACGTCGATTCGTGCTTCTTGTACATGTCCCATATGGGTTTGTTTTGAATAGGAAAAAGGACAAACCGGTCGATGTCTTCCTTGAGGATAGGCTCAATATCCTCCTCATTCTGATCAGCTTTGCCGGTGTGCGTGTTGATGATGTGTTTTAGTTTGCCGATATCGGACGTTTGGATTCCGGCTACGCGTTCGTGATTCTTGTACACGGCAAAGTAGGGGATTTTCTCACCGCCTATTGCCGCAAATGTCTGCCACTTGTCCGCATCCGCTTTGTCGCTAACATCCAACGTGTAAAAGCTGACGTCGGCATTTTCAGAAGCCAGTTTTACGTAGTCTGGCGCTACCTTGCTGCACGGCGCGCACCATGATGCGCCGGCTTTGATGACCTTTACTTTGGACGGGTTTTCCCACACTATATCTTTCAGATCAGAATAGCTCTGCACGTCTTGGAGCTCTACAGCGTTTTGCCGTTCAAGAATTGGTTGAGATTGCGGAAGTGATGACATTTTTATTTAATAAAAGCGAATAATATTAAATCATTTTTGCTTGCGCTGAAAAGGACTAAAGGATCATTTTTGTTGAGTGTAAATAAATATGCGTTCTGCTGCTAAAAAAGAATTGGATTGCAAAGATAGAGTGTTGAATCGAGTATCTCCCTATTTACCACCGTCTATAGTCCAGCAATTAAATAAAAAGTCCGACATTTCGGCTTTGGACGCGATTCGGCTTTTATCTTTACTACCGCCCGAAGCGTACGAAGCTTTCCCCGACATGCCGCAAGAGACGCTGACTTTTCCCAGGGATCACAATCGGCATTATTTCCAGGCGAGTGAGTGGTTTTATCTAGCGATGAACCTGCAATCGGCGGGCGATCCCGAGATTCCCGGATCAAAGCGGCGAATAGGAGCCTTGTCTACGATAGCCGGTCATACAATAGAACCACCTAACCCAGCACTGTTTGCATTGGAGAAAACAAATCAAGTGTTCCGCCATTCGTTTTCTCTGACGCTAGGCGCCACGGACAGTTCACCGTGCGAGCACTGGTACATACGGGATCAGGGAGGGTTTATTGGCGACTATCGCCCGGCCGTTCATGACGAGCTCCCGGTACTTTCTTTCGCGCATCAAGAAATGCACGAAGAAGATTCGGATTGGGACAAGATGGAAGGGCAAGACGAAGATTACCCCAAGGTGATGGAGCAAGGTCTCCTCCCTTACATGGGAGATGAGGAGGAGGACGAGAATCCGCATTTGAAGAAGATGAAGTGGGTTGTGCACGACCCTGTTTCCGGAGCGATGATCGACGTAGTTTTGACTATTCCGGAGAATTCTGAGATTTTGCTCCAGGGACCTGATGGGACAGGAACGATTGTCGTGCCCGATGCTGGTATAAACTACATGTACTATTCGTTTCCTTATTTGAAAGTGAACGGAACGATCACCTTTCCTTCCAGCGACGGGTACGAGCCGCGTTCGATGGAAGTGACTGGAGCGGCGTGGCTGGATCACCAAGGAGGCGTGATCAAGTCTCACCGGGGAATGGTGAAGCATGTGGACGAGTGGAAGAACTTGTTTAATATGCCGATGCACAGGCAAGCGTGGATATGGGTTATGGTACAGTTTCCTCACAAATCTATTTATGTGACCGGTGCTGCGATGGGCGTTCAACCATCCGCGGTTAAAAAAGAAGCCGTGTTTCCGTGGCAGGGTTCTGTTACAGTGGGCAATAACACCGAGTTTTTTAATGACGGTCAGTTGACTGTAAAAGCCGTGTTTCAATCGCCCTCTATCAAGAGTATATTTTACGCGTCCGAAGTCGAGTTAGCTGTTGGTAATCAAGTGTACAGTTTGAAATGCATTTGTGCTGACCAGCGAGCCTTTCCCGCAGACCAGGGGGAGATATACGAAGGAGCAGCCGACGCTGAAATTTTGTCAGACAACCGCACGGTAAAGCCGAAAGGAGTGGGGTTTGTGGAGAATATGGGGTTTTCTACTTACAGGCAGTTGGAAGAGCAGCAGCTTGAAGAGTTGGGCGTAGCACCGCTAGTAGGCAATTTTGAGGCTTCGGTCGCCGGCACGGGAAACGGTGGTTCGGTCGCAAACAAAAGTACTACAGGTCCAGTGGTTGTCATCACTTGTGTTTTGATTGCAGTCGTAGTCGCCGGGTTATTTATGTCCAAAAAGAAGTGAAAATGATATTTTAACAAATACTATTAATATATCAAATGACGTTAGGAACAACTACCGACCACCTTTTGGTAGACAAAACAACTCATTACACCAATCAACTAATGAGAGATTTTGCACAGAAACATGTGAAACGAAAAGGAAACAACGAACGTTACCCGCATTTCTCTCAACTGCACTTTACAGCGGGAGACGTCGAACAGTTTAATCGGTACAGAGATGCAAAAAGTCATTGCAAAGCCTCGAAGAGTCGTCACAAAGTGGGAGAATTTAGAGCGGACATAGACTCTGAAGTTCACGCGATCTACGGCAACATTTCAAAACCAGTAATCTCGGATACATTTCGCTATATTTTTTTCAAATTCAAAAAGGGTATTTATGTGAAGATACGGGGTGGAAAATTGAAGACTTTTCTGCCCTTTTCAAATGCCTCTTTTGTAAACGAGTATGCTCACAAAATATCCTACAGGGAAAATATGCAGCTGTTTAAGAGCATCACCGAAGCAGACGGCTACAGATTCAACCCTCAGAAAGTGAACGGTTTTCCGGAACGGTGGTACGCGAACAACTGCCTGTTGAGGTATGAGTACCCGATGGCGGAAAATGACACCAACATACCGGCTATACGAGACTTTTTAAACGTTCTTACCGCCGAGAGAGAAATCCCCGACTGCGACTTTTTCATAAACAAAAGGGACTACCCGATTCTCGCGGAGGGTAAATACGAACCGTATAACCACATCTATGATTCTAAAACACACCCTTTAGTATCTCACCGCTACGACAAATACGCCCCGATTTTTTCGTTTTGTGCCGCAAAAAGGCACTCTGACGTGATTATGCCCACGGTGGACGACTGGATACGCGTGGCTTCTTCGGAAAGCCGCTTCTACGTTGGGTCCGGGAACGATTACTTTCCTTTTCCTAAACAAGTGGCGTGGGAAAATAAAAAAGGTATCGCTTTGTGGCGTGGATCGTCGACCGGCGCCGGCACGACTGCGGAGTCAAATCAGCGTTTGAAGTTGTGCAAACTCGCAGAGACTTTGATGCTGACTGGAAGTGTTGTGACTATCGATGCGGGAATCACGTCTTGGAAACGCCGTCCTAGAAAGCTTGAAGGGGTTCACGGTTTGAAGACTATAGATGTGAAATCTCTCAATATGAATCTCGTAAACAGGGTTTCGTTCAATAAGCATTCGGAATACAAGTACATAATTCACGTAGAGGGGCACGTGGCGGCTTACAGACTGGGAGCTGAACTGGGTCTAGGATCGGTTGTTTTAATAGTAGAGGGAGAGTACAAACTTTGGTTTCAACGTTTTCTCAAAGACGGAGTTCATTTTGTGAGCGTCAAGCAAGATTTATCTGATTTAGTTTCAAAGATAGAGTGGTTGCAAAACAACGATGCTGAAGCGAAACGAATCGCGAAAAATGGCAAGTCGTTTTACGACGCGTACCTGTGCAAATCAGGCATTTTGGATTATATGCAAAACACGTTGATGGCATTGAGCGAAAAGTGTAAGCTGGACTCGTGGGTAGACAGAATGCTTCCGACTCTACGTGTGGACGAGGAAAATATTATTCCTCTTGAAAGCATAGACTGTGTCCAGGTGATCAAGCAGTCAAAAAAGTCCACAGTTCACGAGGGGGTGTATCAAGATAGCCGCGTCGTCGTAAAACAAAGCGCAGATTCCGATTTGACTCGAGAGTGTATCGTCGGAGTACGTTTGATCAACCAGATGGAGTGTTCCAATGGATTTGTGTACACGCACGGAATCAGCAAGGACAAACGGTCGCTGATCACTTCTCACATCAAAGGAGTGACGTTCTTGCAGTGGATGCAAAGCTCTCATTTTTCAGTCAATGAAATGGTAGCGACTTTGCGCGCGGTCATATTGTGTTTACAATCTGCACAGCGAGAAGCCAAGTTTATGCACAACGACTTGAGTTTGGGAAATATTATTTTGAGAAATGGAGTGTGCCACGATCCAGTCATCATAGATTTCGAAAGATCTAGAGGAATTTCTGATTCAGGAGACTTGGTTTACTGCTCTAACGATAACATGGACTTCAACGAATCACACGACGTGAGGCATTTGCTAATATCAACGACTTTTCATCTGTGCAGGCTGAAATCGGCCAAACAGTGCGTCCCTGTAATAAAAGCACTGTGCAACTTCGTCGAGCCCAAATCCGCAAACGCGCAGCGTCATTGCGGTGCAGCGTCGACGAATATACTGAAGTGGGCGATCCATTTTACTGATTTGGAAGGAAAATTTTCTAGACTGACCTACAAAACGGGTTGTTCCCGAATCAAAACAGAACCAGCAGGAGCGCTGGAAATGCTCAACAACTTATTTCGTGCAAGGTCTCCATCGAGCACTATATGTCTCACTGACATCTGGGAAGTGAAAACCCGCATAAAATGTCAAATTAAAAAAGTAAGGCTTTTTTCTCCGTCGGACGTCAGAGCGGACATGGCTGCGTATCTAGTGAGTCATTGGGAATATTCTAAAATAAATAAAAAGGCGAGCGATTTCTCCCTGATGCGCGGAAAGCAGCTTGTGGATCGTTTGAAAGAGTTGTTTACAAACCGCTTTTCATTTGTTCACGAATTGGAGGTCGAATGGATGAAACGCGGTTTGAATGAGATGTACAGAGCGATAGAAGGAGATCAACGACTTATGCAAAATGTGGCGTCCGAGTACGCGATTATTTTAAACGCGCAGGTGTGCGAATTGAGTAGAAGCGATGTGAAATACCTTTTCATTGATGAGTACACGGATATAGTAGAAAAATACTCGCTTCTCCTGGAATTTAAAAAAATCTTTGGCATAATAAACGATGATTAATTCAGATAACGTCGCTATCATTGGCGCGCTTGCTTTAGCTGGCGCAGCTCTAACTCTTGGTATGAACGACACCAAGCCGGTGATTGAAAACTGGAACATGGATCCGCCAAAGGCTGTGAAAGCTATCCCTTCTTATGCTGCAAGCCGTGCGGATGCGGAAGCCGGAAGAATCTACGCGGCGCCTCCGTCACTTCAGGCAATGCTTCCTCCTAGGTTTAATGCACAAGGTATGGGAGCAAATATTACTTACAATCCCCCTAACGAAAGAAACATGGCCTACCGTCTTAAAACTCCGTTTGCGGAAAATGTCGCGGGAAACAAGATGCACACTGCTCTAGGGTTCAACACTGGCTCTATTGCGGGTAATAGAATGCCGAATTTGAAAGAAGGATTTGTAGGAATGGAAGTTGACGGAATGTCGTCTGCAGGCAGTGGTAGAATGGATAGCATGCAACTGAATAGTATGAATCCTTCTCTTCTTCCGGGTGTGGTCGGCGGACAGGCTCTCGCGGGAGGCGGAGACGAGCCGCTGTTTGGCGCTAGTGCTGGCGGAGATGACAATGCGGACAACCCCGTTGTATTCGATCGATTTATCACTGCGAATCTCAGCAGCCGGCTTCGTTCACAGGCTGACAAGATTCGAGGCGACTTGGCCATTCCGCCGTGCAATTCGGGCTGGTTTCAGGTATCGGTCAACCCTGCTGTTGATCTCGAGCCGGGAGCTCTCGCTGTTATGGGCGGAATTTACAACGAGCAATGCCAGGCAATTTCTTCTCTGGTTAACATGGCGTCTGGTGGAACCAAGACGGCTATTGGCGGGGTTGACATGTCGGCGGCAATCGACACTTGCTTGGCGGGTGCAGGCAACGATGTCACAGCGATCGCTTTCCCTTAAACAGAACAATTTCTCAATTATAAATAAAATTGAGAATGTACACATTACCTTTTAAAAACTACTATGACAATCAAGTGAATCCGGATATAATATTTGATTTCACACACCCGGTCAATAGAACCTCATTGCAAACCATATCACGCCCTCTAATGTCTAGTCCGAGACCTCAACGTTCTCCGGTTGAGTCGAGAGAGGCTCCCGGGAATATAAATTGGAGCGAGATTAAAGCGGAACATCATCCGTCTCAATTCGGACCACACTACTGGTACATGCTTCATAATATGTCGCTGAACTACCAAATGAATCCCACGCGTGTAGCTAGGCAAAAGATGCGAGCCTTCGTTGAAGTTTTGCCCTACCTTTTGCCTTGCAGAAACTGTTCTGAACACGCAAAGGAGTTTATGGCCAGTGCCGACCTAGACAAGGCGTTGACCAATCGCAAAACCCTCTTCACATTTATGTGGAACTTTCACAATCACGTCAACAAGCGGCTGGGAAAACCGCAGATGTCTTTCAAAGATGCACTCGATCTGTACAAAAGCAAGTAGATCTAACTTTTTAAAATCGAAAATGATTATAAAAATACTATAATTCTCAAACCAAACGAGCGAATGACTATGTCATGGAATAACGACTCCGATTCTGCTAACGAGCGCGCTGTTGCTTTCACCGTTGATGGTCGTGCCGTGGAAATCGGCGCGCCCATTTCCAAAACAAAACACTGGGATCCTGTAGCAGAAGAGGAAGAGCTCAAACAGCTTAGAGTTCGTTTGGAGGCAGTCACTTGGAATAATCCGGAGGTTGGAATGAGCGTTCAAGAAAAATGGATAATGGATGATGGCACCGTCAAATGGTTTAGTGGTACTATCAGAGAAGTGAACCGTCGCGTTTACAAGATACGATGGAAAGACGGAAGCAAAACTATGTATTACAGGAGCTCCTGGGAGCTCAAACTCGATAGCTACAGCGATTTTAAAATTATCAATAATAAAAAATGAAAATGCGCTTGATTTTTTCGATTTTATTTGTTGTCGCAGCCCTTTGCTGGGTGTTTACGATTCCCGTAGAAAAATTTTCCAAAAACACAACTCCGCATCGTGGGTTCCCAGAACTCGTATGGACATACTGGGAAACCCCCAAAGGTGGCGCGTTGACCTCTCCGCCTGACATTGTCCAGCGCTGCTACAAAAACTGGCAGACAATTGGAAAGGTGCGAAACATCAAATTCTTGAATCCGTCAAATCTAACCGAGTTCATCCCAATGCAAGATCTGAAACAGATTGAGAAAGCATCGGATGGAAACCTTGCTGTGAAAAGCGATTTCATAGGCCTGTACATCCTGCACAAGTTTGGCGGCACTATGATAGACGGCACGGTTTACATGAATCGCCCGCTGTCATCGTGGTTACCCGACGCGGTCGGAGCTTCTCCCTTCTTTTGCTTCAACGGTCAGAGATATACACGCGGAGATGGTGAGGTGTGTCCAGAAACATTTTTTATGCACGCCGATAGGAATAGCAAGGTGGCAAAAGACTGGTACGACTTGGCAATGAAAGTAGGGTTGTCGGGAGAAAAGGGCAGAGAAGCGTTCGTTAGGAAGATAAAAAAAAAGTACCCGAAAATAGACGACAATTTTGCAGACGGAGGTCAGTCTGGAAACAATTACTATCTGTGGATGTACTTGGTTGGAAAATATCTGTTTTTGGAGAATCCCGATCTTAAAAAGTTAATGAAAACTCTGCCGTCTGAGGAAGACCCCTTGAAAGCGATCAAGGAAGCGGGGTGGCAGACGGACGCGACGTGTGAATCCTTGAAACGCCCTCAGTCAACCAATTTAACAAAACTGGACAACGGACTGTGGAGAAGCTGTCCTCCCTCGATCGTTCCTGTTTAGCCTATGTAATCTTGCAACTCTGCAATTTGCTCTTCAATCCATTCACGGTCGTCTTCTGTCAGATCCGGGTCGAGAAGTTCTGCTTGAAGTTCCGCTATCTCCCACTCGGGGTTGTTTTCTTGCATCCCGGAATACTTTTGTTCCAGGCTGTCCAGAGTTTTTTTGTAGCGTTTCTGACCTTCTGTGAGCTTAGGAGCGGCTGCCGTTTGAGTAAACGGATTTTCCGTGTTTGCATCCTGGAACGTCATGAACCTTTTACATTTTAAAAGGCATTGGTCTCTCGACCACTCGTCCGACGCTGTCGTGGACACGAGAGAAATCCTGCGTTTTGGTTTCGTTGGCACGCTAGTTAACTGAACACGCCTTTTGGTCTTCATTTGAGGAGCCGCATTTCTTTTCGGCGAAGAGGCTTTTCGGCGTTTCTTTTTTGAATTGAGAGCTTTGATAATGTCCTTTTTGCGACCTTTGGGAGGGCAACATGCAGCCCATCCTTCACCTTTTACTTTTATTCCGGCCTTTTTAGCTTTTTGTTTGAGGTCGGCAACAGTTAATTTATCCATTTTTATTTTACTCAATAAATAAAAATGACCACTCACATAGCTCCAGACAACAACCCGTTCGCGGGTTCTTACAGAGACTTTGATTCAGGCGCAAAGGAAACTCACCTGACGTATTCCGAACTGTTTCATCCAAGTCTTCCCTCTTGCCCTGATCTGTACAAGTTGGGCAGAATAGATAATGCCCCGGCTCTCCGGGCATTGCAGGGACTGGACAACCAAACGTTGGCGAATGTGTCCATATGCGCAACTGACAAGAACGTGTGCAGTAGGAAGAACTTGTTCCCGCTCGCCAACGCAACCTGTACCGTGCCGCTTCCCGCGGATAAAACCAAGGGTTGTCAGACATCATACTTCAACACGAGAGTTTAGAATTAAAAGTATAAATCCGCTACTAATAAATGAGCATAAATAAGTCAAACATAACAGCAGGATTCATCGACCTGGCCACTTACGATGAATTGGAAAAATATATGTATGGTTGTAGTACTTCAGTGTCCTACTTTGTGCGAACGACAGTAAAGTCCACTTGGTTTTCGCAAATCCCTGTCATTTTACCCACAGCGGCAGGTCAGCCTGGATTTGGAAAGAGTTTTGCGGTAAATATTTCCAGATCGGGCGACTACCTACTTAATATGTGGCTGAGAGTGGGAATTCCTGTAATCACCGCGCAAACAACAACACTGCCAGCGAAGCGCCTTCGATGGACGCAAAACCTAATGCACAACCTGGTTAAAAATGTATCCATTACGTTCAACGACTTGTTGGTGGAAGAGTTTGATTCTCACAATCTAGATATGTGGGCAGCATTTACTGTCCCAGCATCAAAGCAGGACGGCTACAGTCATATGATCGGAAACACTATTGAATTGACTAATCTAACTGATGCGTTCCTCTCCGGCGTCGGCGTCAATCCCAACCGGTCTAAGCAGCTTCCTCCTGCATTTATAGCACCAAACGTCCCCGCTGGTGCTGCTCCGGGCAATTGTGACGACAACGTGCTGTCTAGCGGACAAGTGTCTGAAACGTTTCTGAATCTGCCTTTGCCATTTTTCTTCACCCGAGATTCCGGTGTTGCTCTTCCGACCGCTGCACTCCCTTACAATGATATGACTGTGCATTTCAGTTTTAGGAACTGGAACGAGCTCCTCATCGCGGAGATTGGGACTGTTGACAATGGTGGTGGTGTTGCTGCTCTTGCTCAGAATCCAGACAACACTGACTATAGATCTATTCCTCTTCTTAGCGATTTGCAGAGTGGAAACGAGCCTGAACTTAAAACGGTCGAGGTGTGGGCAAACTATGCTATTGTTTCCAACGACGAACGAAAACGTATGGCGTGCGCCCCGAGAGACATTTTAATAGAACAGTTTCAGAACGCTTTATCTACGACGTACACCCCGGAAATTTTGCCAAACCCCAACATCGAAGTGCGACTTTCGCACGCTGTAAAAGTTATTTTCTTCGCGGTTAGAAACACAACCTTTGCAAACGAACATTCTGTGTACACCGTAGGATCCCCGGCAATGGGTGGATTGTCAGATAACACGAGCAAGTTTCACACTACATTTGCCGTTGACCCCATAGCATCGGTGTCTCTGGTGTATGAGAACACAGAACGTCTTTCAAATATGGGAAATGACTATTACAGTTATGTAAATCCCTACTACACGGCACCTTCAATTCCCAGAGTAGCTGGATACCACTGCTACTCCTATTCACTCGACTTTGCGTGTTTGGATCCTATGGGTTCAACAAACTACGGGAAACTTACTCACGTTTCTATTCGGCCACAGGCGAGCGATCTGGCCATTGCAGCTAACTCGAGTTCTCCTGGAACGCAATTAAGACTCCCTTTGACTGCTGGAGGGCCCACCAATTACGACGGTATCAATGGTTCTGGGGTAAACATAAGACAAAAGTACGAATTTATTTTAAATTGCGTAAACAATAATATAGTCAGGATTTCAGGAGGAAGTTTAGGATTTCCAGTTTTATAAATTATTTCCTAGAATAAATAAATGGCAGAACGTACTATAGAAGAAATTGCTGGAATTATAGTGGCCGGAACCCTCGTGTTCACATCGGCTTCTATTTCCGTGAAGTCTCTCGATTGCTCGTGTGATAACCGAAGAGTTCTTTTTCCCAACCAGCTGGTTATGTTGATGGGTGTTTTAGGATTAGTTTTCACTTTGTGCAATTGTTGTTTTGAGAAACTCGACATTTCTCCTCACCTAATCACGACGGTTCCCGGTGTGATAGCGTTGGTGGCGACCATCAGTCAGATGTACAGCAAATGCGGATGCTGCGAAGACGATGACGGTACTGAAACTAAAGCTTGCGCAGACAAGAAGAGCAAGGCATGCTGCATTGGTTCGTCCAACTTGCTCAAGCTGCAGGGTCTCGTCGCATTGCTGATGATTGCCGTCGGTGCAGCTCCGATGCTGAAGGAACACTATGAAAAGGGGTCGAAAAAGTTAGAAGGGGGCAGGCGTCGGCGACGGCGTCGTTCGCGCAAAAGGTAAGATGGTTCAGGCTTGGTTTTTTTTAACTAAAATAAAAATGGTTAAAAAAAATAAAATGAAATGGTCAACAATTATAATGGCTTTGTCTAGTTCTCCTCGAAATGAACTGGAACATATTCTGACACACGTTTCCCACACGGAAAAAGTGCAGGTTATGATTCCAACGGCGCATTTTTCTCATATGAAAAAGAGAGGAAACTGGGTTCGCCCGCGCGACAAACGTATCAAGGAGTTCAAGAATTGCGCGTCCACGCTGAAAGGCAAGCTGCCTTCGGAATTTATATCAGTGATGTTATCCCCGTTCTTTCTGAAGCAGTTTGATGTATCGAAGAGTGAAATGCAGGTTATTGTGGGATGAATAATAAATTTAAAATTAAAACAATCGATCTTTTAATTCAATTTCAGAATCTAAAAGAAAAAGCGTTCTAAAATAAATAATGAAAGACACAAAAGAAAGCGACGGATCGAGTACTCCAAAATTAGTCAAACGTTCGTCCAAAAAGAAGAAAAAATCCCCTCAACGTAGAGGAAAAAGAAAGAGTAACAAAACTCAAGTTGTTAAAGTTAAATCCAAAGCTAAATCCAAGGCTAAATCCAAAACCAATGTAAAAACGAGAAACAAAAAGCTTTTGCCAAAACGATTGTTAGGAAACGACGACGATGAAAGCGACGACACGTATAACCCCGATGAAGAGTCCATAGGTGAAAGCGAGGAAATGTCCGAGGACGATATGGACGCAAGTGATGTGGATGATCACGGCAATATAAAAGGTTTGATCGATTACGAGTGCCCCGATATCATTCAAATCATAGCATCCCCCAAACCCAAGAAACGTGCTCGAAACACTCGAAACTCTCGAAAGGCGGCTCGTCATGGTATGCTGGAATTGGAGTTTAGCGAAGCGATACCGCAACCCCGTCATCAGCCTCATTCTCTCATAGATTTCGGTGGAAATCATCAAGACGATACTCTTACGAAGATGCTGGTATTGAACCAGTTGTGCGCGCACGTGGAAAACATGGACAAGCGGCGCCGAAAGAAGAGAAGAAAGAGAAAAAAGGAAATCGAAACGTCAACATCAGAAGAAGACAGCGATTCTTCCTATTGCGAAGAAGACGAAATGGAAATGGACGACTTGCGCGATACGTTTACCCCCGCTGAAAAGAAGTACTACAAAAAATTGAACAAGAAAAAAAAGAGAGATTGTGTTGAAGAATACGACTCGCTTCGAGTATTCAACAGTGCGACAGTTCCTCTGAAGTTTAGGATTCTAGAACTGACAGAGCTATCCACTCACTCCAAAGCATTTCTTATGAACAGACTCAACTCTTTCCAGGAAATGGAAACCACCGATAACGAGTATCACAAGCTGAATGCCTGGTTTTCTCAGTTTCAAAAGTTGCCATTGAATGAGTACACAAAGTTTCCGATAAGCAAGTCTGCGAATTCCCCCAAGGAAATATACAACTTCTTGGTGAAGTCCAGAAACACGATGAACAAAGCGGTGTACGGCCACGAACACGTGAAAGATGAAATCATCCAACTCATATCTGGATGGATATCCAACGAGGCTGGAACCGGACAAGTGCTCGCATTGCAGGGTCCACCAGGCAACGGAAAGACCACTTTGGTCAAAAACGGCTTGAGCAAAGTGTTGGGACGTCCATTTTCTCTAATAGCTTTAGGCGGCGCTAAAGACAGCGCCTTTTTGCAGGGACACGACTACACTTTCGAAGGCAGTAAACCTGGAAGGATTATAGAAGTGATTCGCGATGCTGGTTGCATGAACCCTGTCATTTTTTTCGACGAAGTCGACAAGTTGAGCGATAGCCCGGCAGGGAAGGAGATTTCTAACCTGTTATGTCATCTTCTAGATCCGGTGCAAAACTCAACGTTTCAAGATAGATACTTTTCGGGGATAGACATTGATTTGAGCAAAGCCGTATTCGTGATGAGCTTCAACAATGCAGAAAAAGTGGATCCTATTCTGAAAGACAGGATGCGAGTCATTCACATGAAAGGTTTCAAAACCGCTGATAAAATTAAAATTGCACAGGAATACTTGTTGCCTGAAATATGCGAGGAGTTCAAGTTCAAATTGAAAGATCTCAAAATACCAGACTCGGTGATCAAGTACATAGTAGAAAAGTACACCAATGAGCACGGCGTTCGTGATTTGAGACGCAACCTCAGCACGATCGTAGCTCGGCTCAACGTCATAAAGCTCGTTGGAAAAAGAAGCGAGTCTAAGCTCAAAAAGGTAGTTAGGTACTCGCTGCCCTCCAAGACTAAGTTCCCATTAACTCTCACCACCGAACAGGCCGACTCGTTGTTGCGTCAAAATGGAAAAAGCAATGCGGGGGTGCCAAGTATGTATATGTAAGTTTAAAGACAATTCTTAAACAAGAAAACAACTATGGCATCTGTCAAAAAATATACAGTAGGAAAAGTAATGCAACTCATCCCTATAAACGATGAGCTAAACGAGTTTAGTATGGACTTTTATTTGAAGGGTAACGATGAGTTTCATTTTGCGGTGTGCGACCAAAATGCATTAGATAACGGTGCGGCTCTGGATTTTAAGCAGTCAAACAATAAAGAGGTGTCTGGAAACATCAAAAGTAACGGCGAACCGAAAAGTTACTACATAGCGCTAAAGTCTATCAATGAAAAGGTCGAAATAAATGTGTCATTAGCGCCTAGACCCGTTGATATGACCCCCAAACCAGAGGCTCCTCAACAGCAAAGACCCCCGCCTCAACAGCAAAGACCTCCTCCTCAACAACAAAGACCTCCGCCTCAACAACAAAGACCTCCTCCTCAACAACAACAAAGACTTCCGCCTCAACAGCAAAGACCTCCTCCTCAACAACAACAAAGACCTCCGCCTCAACAACAAAGACCTCCTCCTCAACAACAACAAAGACCTCCGCCTCAACAGCAAAGGGGAATGATGCCCCCTCCGCAACAAAGACAAGCGCCGCGACAAAGGGGAATGCCACCTCGTCAGAGACCTCCTCCGCAAAACAGAATGCCTTCTAAACCAGTTTCCAAAGGACATCACCACGAGCATAACGAGTTGAAGTTAGAGAGAGGTATGCCGGCTAACGTAAAAATGTGGTGTTTAGGCGGGGTGACTGTTATTCTTTTAGGAACAGTCGTTTGGTACTTCATTTCTCGAAGCAGCAAGCGCGCGTCTAAGAAGAGCTCGCCTGCTTTGGAAGATGTGGTTGAAACTGCAAGTACTATTGCAGCGGAAGCGTCGGATGTTGTGAACTCGAGCGCGACAGAAGTGCTTTCGGGAGGGTCCGATTTACTTTCTAAATTGAAAGCGCTTCCGAGCAGCAGCAGATCCAGATCCAGAGTATAATTTTAAAGCGGTTCATTGCATAAATTAAAATGAACATCCTCAATACAATTTATGCAATAAGCAAAGCAGCCGTTGAAATATTTTGGTCTTGGTTAATTCCCCCGAGACAAGTCACTGCTACGGTAACCCAACTTGAAATGAATCGATACAAAGTTTTAGTTCATTTCAAAGATAGAGATGTGGCATTTCAGTTTAAGCGTCCGCGTGGTCCGAGAACCGTTCGGGATGTTCCATCGAATATAATTCCATACCTTCAAAACGATATGATTACTCCTATTAAAATATACAAAGTTCCACCTCCTCAAAAATGATCTATAAAGTGGAAAAAATAACCTAACAACTTACTATGCCAAAATGTACGGGAAAAATGTTTTCCTATGCCTATCATATAGACAGGATAGAAACGGAGAGCACCTCTATGCGTATCTATGGCCTGGATGAAAAAAATAGATCGGTTTGTTTGAGGGTCAGAGAGTTTACACCGTTTGTCGTCGTAGAATTGCCAAAGCTGACCGGAGGGCTTCGATGGGATTCGAGAATTGTCAATACGATTCTCAAACCTCGCATAGACAAAGATCTCAGGAAGTGTAAGCCTATGAAGAGCAGTTTGATTTGGCGGAAAAGCTTTACTGCGCGCAAACCAAGCCTGAACGGAAAACCAAACAATTACCCATTCCTTTGGTGCAGTTTCGCGGTCAAGAATCACATTTGGGAGCTAAAAAAGCTTTTGTTCAAGCCTTTGATCGTGTACATAGACGGCCAACGGCACAGTTTGAACTTGAAAGTGCACGAGGACAATGCGGATGAGATCCTCCAGTTGACGTGCGTGAAGAACATTCCCACCGCTGGTTGGGTAAGTTTTCGAGGCGATGTCCCTGCAATGCCCCAAACGAGCGCCGAAGTGGAAGTTGTGTCCAACTATCGCCAGTTGAAACCTCACAAAAGCGACTTGAGCGTGAACCCTTTGATTATGAGTTTCGATATAGAAGCATATTCTCACAACCCAGGAAAGTTTCCGAACGCCAATCACCCGGAAGACAAAGTGTTTATGATATCTTGTGTCTTTTTCCGAAACAACGGATGCGACCTTACTCGAGAAGTGTTGTTGACACTGGGCAATCCGGTAGACAAGGAGGTTGGAGCTGAATGTTTGCGGTTCAAAACAGAGGGGGCTCTGATCGCTGGGTTTTCACGCATCATCCAGGAAATGAATCCTCAAATCATAACTGGCTGGAACATTCTCGGTTTCGACATCGAGTATCTGATCGTGCGCTCGAAGATCACGGGAGATTTCAACGAGCTCACTATGGCGGGTATGCACAACACCCGAGGAGTAAGGAAGGTGTCCGAGGTGAAGTGGAAGTCTGCCGCCTACAAAACACAAGAGTTTCAGTTTTTGGATTGGGAAGGGCGCGTTCTGGTCGACCTGTTGCCGGTGATAAAGCGCGACCACAAACTCGACAACTACAAGCTTGACACCGTCGGCAAACACTTTCTTGGAGGAGCCGGAAAAGAAGATCTTACTCCGCAGGAACTGTTCAAGTGCTATGATCTAGGCATCAAGGACAGGAAAAGTAGAGACACGCCGCTGGCGAGAAGGAGCGTTAGTCGCGCGGGGAAATATTGCATGGTCGATTCGGTGCTGGTGGCCAAATTGTTCAGAAAAGCCGATACTTGGCTGGGTCTTTCTGAGATGGCTAACACCTGCAATGTGCCGATCTTCGACATTGTGATTCGTGGACAGCAAAAACGCGTGTTTTCGCAGATATACAGGTTCTGCAACAAGAACAACATTGTAGTCCAATCGGACGGGTATAAAGCAGCTGAAAACGAGAGGTACGTGGGCGCCTATGTGTTTCCGCCCAAGCCGGGCGTTTACGACAACATTGTTCCATTCGATTTTGCCAGTCTTTACCCCACAACCATTATTGCTTACAACATCTGTTACTCGACGCTGGTAAAAGACCCAAAGGTTCCAGATTATAAATGCAATGTGGTCGAGTGGGAAGACCACCTCGGCTGCGAGCACGATCCTAAAGTGAAGCGCTACAACCAGCTCACCAATCTCATCGTTTCGAAAGAAAAAGAAATGAAGAAATTGAGAGTAAAGCGAGATAATATGCGCATTGTGGATTTTATTCCTGGATACGCCCGCGGAAAGAAATACGACAAGCTGTTGAAAGAAGGCGCAAAGCGAATGCGAGACCGCGAAAGAAAAAAGATCAACTCGCGACTCATCGCGATGACCAAGAATCTGAAACCGTACCGAGAAGAGCGAACAGACGTTAAAAAGGGAATTCCAAAAATGCATATGTGCGCCAAGTATAGGTACCGGTTTCTGAAGGAGCCCAAAGGCGTTCTCCCGACCGTTTTGGTGAATTTGCTGGACTCTAGAAAGAAAACAAGAGCGGAAAAAAAAGTTTTGGAAAAAAACTTAGACTCATTGGAAAATGAAAAGAAAAACGAAATGAAAGTGCTCATCAACGTTCTTGAACAAAGACAAAAGGCGAAGAAGGTTTGCGCTAACAGCGTCGGCGCGACGACGCCCATTCCGTGCAAACACAAGGGGCAGTTCGTCTACAAAACAATCGAGGAGATAAGCAAAGGCGATTGGAAACGCATAAACGACGAGCAAGAGGTGTCTTTGCCGATAGACGATCTGCTCGTGTGGAGCGACAAAGGATTCACTAAACCAAATTTTGTAATGCGCCACCCGCAAGACAGTCCTCTGGTTCGCGTTATCACCCACACGGGAATGGTCGAAGCCACTAACGATCACTCGCTTCTGAAGCCTTGCGGTACAGAGGTGAAGCCACGAGATCTTTCGATTGGTGACCGACTGATGCACCACCCCGTACCGCTGCCCGACGACACTCCGTGTAAACCGTTCTTACGTTCAATCACAGATGATGTTATTAGAAACTACGAACTTTGCACGTCTGAAGAAAGAATGGCCTTCGTCGATGGTTTGTTTATTGCAGAAGGGACATGCGCAACGTGGGGTGTTCGACAAAAAGCGAAAAGCTCTTGGATCATATATAACTCTGACAAATCGTTGCTGGATCGGGCGTGTGATTTGCTGAGCCAGCTAGTGCCTCCGACAAAAAATACTTTCAAAGTGGTTCTATACCCGTCAAACGCAAATCAAAAGGGGAAAAAAGATATGTATCACCTCGTCGCACGAGGCTCGATTAAAGATCTGTGCGAAGAGTATAGATCTCGATTGTACGACAGCAGAGGTCATAAGCGGGTACCGGACTACGTGCTGACGTCCGCATTGTCTGTCAGAAAGGCGTTTTTCCTCGGCTACTATTCTGGGGATGGCGCGAGGTTCAAGAAAACGGGGGTTGTTCTCCAACAAAAAGGGCATCGATGCAACGCACAGTTGGTATACTTAGCAAGATCATTGGGGTACAAAATCAGCGTCGATTACAATGAAAAGGCCAGTAATTTAGTTTCGCGTATCCAATGTTCTTCAAAGCTTCGACTAAGTAAGAAAAAGACAAGTATCAAACGGATGTACACCGCTCCACTTCCAGATCCGATAAAGGATTTGACGCCCGTGGAAATTATGAACAATCAACCAATCAAGTTGAGCGGGGGAAAGAGTGAATATCGCCGCATAACATTGGTATGCGAACGTCTTCCTCGGCAAAAATTACTTGATAGCTTAGACGATGCTATAGAAAAAGCTGCACGTATTCGTAACTGTTATGCAACGGACTACAACACAAAAACGAAAAAGATAACTCTTGTTAAGTATTGCTGTGGAAGATCACACTGCGCGTTGTTAAGAAACGTGAAAAAGGGAATGCCTTGCGCTTATAAAAGACAAGGCTGGTGTGATTGCGATTGCGTATGTGAAAAAAAATATAATGATGTTCCGGTTTATCAGAAAACTCAGCCCGTCGAATACGTTTACGATATCGAAACGGAAAACCACCATTTCGCGGCAGGGGTGGGAGACATTGTAGTTCACAATAGTATGTACGGTGCAATGGGGGTCAGAGAAGGATATCTACCATTTATGCCAGGTGCAATGTGCACTACTGCATTAGGTCGACGCAACAACAAATTAGCCGCCAAAACAATTGTCGATAAATGGGATGGCGAGCTGGTGTACGGCGATACGGATAGTGAATACATTTTCTTCCCGCGCATCAAGGGCGCAACGCGGGAGGAAACGGCGGCGTTATTGTGGGATCACAGCGTGAAAGTGGCAGCGGACGTGACGAAGCTGTATCCGCCTCCGATGAAACTGGAATTCGAGGAGGAGATCTATCACCGTTTCTGCATCTTGTCTAAGAAGCGGTATATGTATATAATGATGAAACGGGACGGCATTTTACAGGACAAAGTGGGAAACAAAGGTGTTTTGCTTTCTCGGCGAGACAATTCCGATGTCGTTCGGGACATCTACAAAGGCTTGATGAAAAAGATTTTCGATCGAGAAGAGCTCAGTCGAATACTGAATTGGCTTTCCGGGCAAGTTCTAGAGATGTTTCAGAAACGCGTTCCTGTAGCTAAATTTATAATCACAAAGCAGATTGGCAGCGTGGGAGACTTGCCGTTGATCACCGATGGAAAAGGCGTCGAGGCGCAGTGGGTAAAGCACGTAGAAAGCGGCTCGGGAAACAGGTCTCCTGAGATGCTAGAGAAGTTGGCTTCCGGAAAGGTTATGGTGGGGGACTACACCATAACAAAGTTGTCGGACGACCCCGTGGAGAGAGCAAGACAGTTAAAGATGAAGATGGCTAAAGATGCGATAGGGTACTACACAAACTCTCTCCCTGCTCACGTGGCTCTGGCTATGAAGATGAGAAGTCGAGGGGTCAGGGTGGACGATGGAGTGAGGTTGGAGCATCTGATCACAGTCGCGGGAGGGCACACCGACAAAATGTTTTCCAAATTGGAAGACGTCAAATACTACCGGCGCAACTCTAGGTATCTGCGGATTGATTACTTGTACTATCTCAAACAAATGACAAAACCGGTAGACCAAGTGTTGAATGCGTGCTACGGTAAAAGCTCGATGGCTCACAACTTTATGACGCGGTTGTACAAGTACTGGGTGCAACGAACAAAGGTGGTAGATGCGATGGACGTGAAGCCGAAACTGGTTTTCGTCGAAAGCAAAAGCGAAACGCAAAAGAAAGAACCTGAACCTGCGACTAAGACTGAGTATGCGTCTATAACATTTTTGGATTAAAATAAACAACCATTTAAAATTTTGGAATTTTAAATATAAAATGACAGATTCAACGGAAAAGTACGCTGTTTTTGCTGAAACCAATTACGACGATATGGAAACGTGGATTACTTTTATATCCCTCACGGGTAACGAAGGCAAACTCGCCTTTTTGAAAAAGCAGCTGGATCAGATAGACTGGGGAGAAGCTCCAGAGTACACGGGAATGTTCGCGCTGGATACAAAGGGTGTTTCATACCAAACTGCGCGAGAAATGATGTTCGTAGATCTCAACACAGAGTACGCGCCAAATAAATTCGATGGATCGATGCGCAAGATAGACTTCAAGTTTTCGTCGCGTGACAGTGATGAGAAAAAGGCCATCAAAGTGTACAGCTTGATCGGCGGAGGCCACGTGTGCGACTTTTTGGGAGAAGAAGATCTGGAAGGGTGTTCTCTGAAAGGATCGGATGAAGATTCGTACTCTGACTCTGAAACTGATTCGGAAACCAAGTCTTCCCCAAAAAGGAAACCGGCCAAAGAGTCTCTGGACGTATCTGAGCTCCCGGCAATGCTCGGAAAGGTCTACAGAACAAAATAAAATGGTAAATAAACACACCTATGAAAACGATTGCGAAGATACTAATAGTAGTTTTACTTCTTATAACTCTCTACAAGCTTTTTGATTATGCAAAGAAACACTCCAGTCACAAGGCTATGGAATTTTTTGACAAAGGTCATCCGGTCATTGACGAATTGAAAAACACTCTCAAACACGTGCATCCGGAGTTTTCCAAGATCAGAATAGTCGTTGGCGATCAATCTTACACATTGAACAAAGAGAAGGTGTTTTTGTGTTTGCACGACAAGAAAACGGGAAAACTCTACGACAAGAATATGCTGACATACGTGCTGCTCCACGAGATGGCTCACGTTCTGAACAAAGAGGACGAGGGACACACTCCTGCTTTCCACAAAAAGTTCGATCAACTTCTTGACATCGCCACGAAAAAAGGCATATACGATCCCAACATTCCGTTAGTTGAGGATTACTGCCCTGAGAGTTAATTTTACTATCTGTAATAAATGAAAACGTGGATGAGTTATAAGTCAGCCGCCAAGTATATACCAGAGGCTAAACGATTGGGAGTGTCGGAAGTCGCTCGCAGTAGAAGTGGATTTATGGGCGTCTACAAACGAATGAAAACAGCCAGCGCTATGAGAAAACAGCCTGTCAAGCGAGGTCACAGTCTGACGTGGGGCGAGAAAAGAGAAGCCTTCATCGCCAGACACATGGCTCAATACTCGAAAAATCCGACGTACAGGAGATGGCTTGCCTTAATTATGTGGGCTTACAAACCCCCCGGAAGAATTCCGCGATGAAAGTATTTTCTTTTATACTTGTTTCAGTATAAAATAAATTAGTCCAGATCATCTTTACTTTCTTCGTTCAACTCCGCCAATTCAGACTTCAGCATATCGTCGAGATTCACGTCACTGGGAGCGGCATTTAGTTCCTCCAACTCGTCTTCTTTCAATTCTTCTATCTTCGGTGCTGTTTGCTTAGAAGGCGGCGGAACATTGACCTGTCGAACTACAATACGTGGAGTGACTACCCGTCGCGGCTGAATTACACGTTTCGGCACAGCTTGAGGGGCGGGTTGCGGTGGGGCGCGTTGTTTCTGAACTGGAGCGGGTCGCGTTTGCTGGGCTCTTTGTTGCTGAACCGGAGCGGGTTGAGTCTGCTGGACTCTTTGCCGCTGAACTGGAGGCTGATACTGTCGAGTATTTTTCTCATTTTGAATCTGAATGATAGCCAGTTTTAGCATTTCTATTTCTTGATTTTGCTTGTCTAGCCGGTTAGACAGTTTCAGCATCTGATTCTTCATCTTTGCGTGTTTAAAACTGAAGTAGACTACCGTTATCCCAAGCATGATTAGTTCTGCTGATATATGCATTAAAAAAGTGGAGCTAAACATTTGATTTCGTGCAGATTTGTTTGAGGTTGTCGTAGATACATCTTGATTGTTCATTTTATCTTTCTTTGTGTAATCTGCCGTTTTTAAGTCTAACTATTTTATTTGGGATAATAAATGAAACATTCAAACGTAACAGGACGATCTGCCTCTAGAAAACGAGCTAGAGCGCAAAAACAAAACCCTAATGTGACTTTACGCAGCAAGAGTCGCCGAAAGAGAATAAAGGAAAAGGAAAAGGAACGACGACGGAAAATGCGCGTCATCAGAACTCCGTCAAAGCTTCATCCGAATATAACTGTTCGCAAGAAGCGCTCCTCTCGTCGTGTGTCGGGTGGAAGCCGTCCATTCAGGCATTCGGATCTCTGCAGGTTGACGGGCGGAAAAAGCCGTTCGAGACGCCGTTCGAGACGCCGGTCGAAACGCCGGTCGAGAATGTCGGGTGGAAGACGCCGTTCGAGACGCCGGTCGAAACGCCGGTCGAGACGTCGATCGAGAATGTCGGGTGGAAGACGTCGATCGAGACGCCGCTCGCGTCGCCGCTCGAAACGCCGATCTAAGCGGCGACGTTAGACGCAAAGCATCATCGCGAAGCAGAGGGTCATGTTTGGGCGAGTCTAAAGATTATTTAACTAAAAGTTAAATAATGAGATTAATTACTAAGGATTACAAAACAAGGTCAACAGATCTTTGTTTGATTGCAGAAAAGTATGACACGGATAAGTGCGCGATAAGGAAAATCGGTACAAGGGGGGAAATGGATCCGGGTCATTCTCATCCATATTCCATTTTCTATCACGACTTTTTGAAAGACAAAGCTGCTGAAAATTTGAACGTGGCGGAGATCGGAATTCTAAAAGGCAGTAGTTTGAAAATGTGGAGAGACTATTTGGTAAACTCGACTATAGTTGGATACGACAGCAATCCCGTGTACCTCAAAAATGCGGCAGAGATCAAAGGTGTGACGGTAGACGCTATGAACATCCGTTTGGTGGAGAGCATCAAATATGGGCTAGGGAAACACGGTCCTTTCGATTTGATTATAGAGGATACAACGCACTTGTTCGACGATCAAATTAGATTTATAAATGAGGCACACGCGTACTTGAAACCAGGCGGTCATATGATTGTGGAGGATGTTTTCAAGGAGAAAGATTTCAGAACGGGTCAGTCGCATTCTGTAGAGGAGTATTGCAAGCGCATTTCACCCGAGGTTTTGTCCAAGTTCGAAGACGTGTACATTGTTCATTTGGATCACTCAAATAGACGTTCTCCTGGCTGGGACAACGACGGTCTTTTAGTTTTCGAGTCGTGCAAAACGGAACTTAAAACTTAATCGGGGATCAAGTAAATACTATGTCATCTAGACCATATCGTGTTCCACTGCCGCGCTCGAGTATCCGAATACTGAGCCGAAGAGTCGAACCAGCCGAATCAGACGAGGAAAAAGAAACCGAATTACCCCCGCCGCCTGGAATTCCCGAGGAAAAGAAAGAGGAAAAACAGGTGATTGCCGAAGAATTCAAGTGTCCAATTTGTATGAATTTATATTTGAAACCGACCTTGTTCGAGTGCGGACACACTTTCTGTTTGACCTGTCATTACAAGTTGGATAAGAACGAAGATTCCCCTACATTTTCTCTTCCATCTTTCAGGTGTCCGCTTTGCCGTCACTCTACTATAACTCCGTGGTCGGATAGAGCGCCCAACATTGCACTGGACAAAGCCTGCAAGCATATGTATCCAAAAGAGTACCAGGCGCTGGTGGAACTAGAAAGCAAGTGCGAGGAGATTTCGAAAAAAATAGTTGAAGAAGGTGGAAAGTGCGACGAAGAAAAAGAAAAGGAGAGATTGGAAAATATGTCTAAATTGAATCTATCCCAACTTTCCGCTGAGTCGCAACGCAGTCTGTCGGAGAGAGTGTACAGAAAGCTGATGCCGATGTTCTTCAAAGTGGCTTCCAAAGGAAAAAGCCACATCACTATAACAGATCCGTCTTTGGTGTCAGACATCGAGATTTGCATACAACCTTTGAAGAAGAAGCTGTTCGAGAACAACAACGTGTACAAGATTACTTGTACTCCGGAGGAGTGTTCTGTTTACTTTTCAAAGTGTTCAATGCGTTGGGGGCGCGAGTATCACAACGAAGATCACGTGCATTACCCGGCAGACGGGTCTGAACCTCAGCCAGTAGGTTCATCTACCCCATCTACCCCGCCTATTCCGTCCAGGCGCAGAGCATCTAGAAACACCGTGGTAAGACGTGATTTGCGCGGAGAAAGCGCGATAGACCGGATTATAATGAATGACTTGCGATCGTTAGTGAGATCGCACATTTCTGGCACGGATATGTAGCTTTGTCTATTTAATTAATTCTGAACATATAGTAGAATGAAATGGACTCTACTTGGAAAACAATTCCCTCAGACTGGTCTATAGACACCCGTAACGAAAAAATACTGTGCGTGAGGTGTCCAAACCCGTGCAGGTGTGTTTTGCGCAAATTGAAAACCTACACTTCGCCGAAGAAATACCGACACTCCTTTTCTCCGAAGAAAAAAGCCGGGGTGTTGATGACCAGTACAGACGGTGATAAAACGAAAATTTTAGTAGTACAGTCAAGGGGCAGATTGTGGGGAATTCCGAAAGGCGGGATAGAAAACGGCGAAAATGAAATGGACTGCGCTTTTCGCGAGTTGTACGAAGAAACAGGCATTAAACTGGACAAAAAGAAGTCCGACATAGCGGCGACGATTCGAATGAAACACGGTCATTACTTTTTCTTACCCAATCAACCGAAGCACGAGTTGATACTCGCAGACTGCAACGACTCTACCGGAGTGGGATGGATGACCAAAGACTGCTTAAAGTCTCTGTTGATGCGCAGACTCGTCCGATTCACCGCGGATTTTTCCCGGATAATAGATCTACCTTTAATAAATGAGAAAACGAGAGAAAAAATGTGAAGAAATGATTATGAGCAAAGTTGCCGTCCCTCTTTTCGTTTCGGGAACTCTTCTAGGATACAATGGTTATGTAAAACTGTGTGCCGCTGCAATAGCCAGTTCTTTCACAGCTATCGCAGCCTCTTGCGTGGTTGTTTGGGTAAAAGAGTACGCCAGAAATAATGTATGGGACTAGGGAGCCGTGGAACGGCAGGGGAACCGCAGGTTTAAAAATGATCTTTAAAAATATTTTTTAAAGATACACATCAAAATGTCGTACGCTGTTGCTACCAACGTGCCATTGAAAATGCAAAAGGCAATTCAGTATGAAGTAAACAACAAGAACCACGGCTGGTACGGGTTCAGATCGGGGAAAAACCGTCCTAGGCGAGTCCCAGACTCTACTCTCGAGCTGGGATGGACTGCGTGGGTTTTCCCCGACAAGCAGCAGCGGCGCGTGTGGTACAACGTGTATTCCGAGAAGTTTCAAACATCCAAGCCTTCTCGCGAATCAGTCAAGGGTTTCGAAAGAAAGTGCCCTGGATGCGATACTCGACTCGACATCAGCTGGTGCAGCCAATACTGCAGTAGATCGTGTATGTATAGAGATATGGCAGGAAACAGTTCTGCGGACGACGAACCTATTTTTGTTTAGCCGCTCCGCGGCATCGCGAAGCAGTGTAAAAAGGAGTTAAAAATGAAAATGATACAAGAAAAATAAAATTGAAGTAAACAAAAGTTATAAAATATGTCATCATTTTATAAGACCAACACAGCGCATATGAAGATCCTGAGACAGTTCATCAAGTCCAAGTTCGAGCCGGTCATATCGTCCAAATACGTGGATATACTCACTGACGAGAAAAGTATGCCCATGTACTTGCAAAGTTTCACCTCTTCCACATTTGACGAGCAAAACAACTACGAATTCTACGAGCAGATGGGCGACGTTGCCGCGAACAAATTCCTCGTCTACTATTTCTATGAACGTTTTCCAGCGCTGATGTGTCCGCTCGGCGTGAAAGTCGTCGCACGATTGAAGATCAACTACGCCTCTAAGAAAACGTTCAGTCGTCTGGCCGAAAAGGAAGGGTTCTGGCAGCACATCCGAGCATCTGAAGAATGGAAAGACAAGCGGAAAATGGATTTGCTCGAGGACTCGTTTGAGGCCTTCATAGGCGCAACCGAGTTTATAATCGACACCAGAGTGGAAAAGGGTTTGGGAGCGGTCGTAGTCGGGTCTTACCTGGAACGCCTTTTTGACGCGGAGCCTATCTCTCTGAGGTACGTCGATTTGTACGACTCTAAGACTCGTTTGAAAGAGTTGTTTGACAGGTTCGGCTCCGAACTGGGTCGTATCAAATACACCGACGTGAAAGAGTACGACGAAGCTACATTTACGGCGTCCACGACGAGCAGAATCACGCTTTATCCTCTGAGAGGTCGCCCGCACACGCTTTCAACGGGCGTCGGTCGACTGAAAGCCGACGCTCAGCGCGCGGCAGCAGAAGAGGCCATATCCAAGCTGAAAATGAGAGGATTTTACAAAACCGAACCACCCGAGTATGAAATATTCGCGCATTCAGAGATATCTAGAAAGGATAAGAAATAAGTAATAAAATAAATTACAAAATGAGCAGACTAACAGCACTTTTCGATAAATTGAATAATGTTTCCAGAAACAGCAGCGTTGGGGGAGTGAGTGTTGGAGATTTCGTGCGCAAAAAGCCAAAATCCAAAAAGAGGGCTGCGAGCACTGAAAAGGGGGTGATCACGGAGGTCTTTTCCACCAAAAAGAAGGACGGGAGCGTCGTGATCAAAGTCAAAGTCTGGATGGAGTCCGGAAAGTTAATGTCTAAACAGGAGTTCAACAAGAATTACGTAAAAGCTGACGACTACAGTCTCGACACCCACAGCATAGATGTGACAGACGAGCGGAATCTCACGTACAGAGTAACGAGAAAAGACGGAGAAGAACAGAAGGAGGCAGAGGACGTTCTAGAAGAAAAGGTGGCGGAAGAGCAAAAGGAAGAGGAAGAAAAAGAGGAGGAAGAAGACGAAACAAAGTGGATGGACGAATTCGACCTGATAGAACAATTTTGGCAAAACGATGAGGAGGAGGCAATGGCAGTTTGAAAATGAATCTAAAATAAACAATTGTAATAGAAACAAATGAGTTCTTTTACAGAATTACTAAACAACATTTTTGAAATCAGAAAGTCGCATTTTGACAGAAATCTGAAGAAGCTGTTAACTTGCCCTAGCCCGTGCGCGAGGATAGTTTTCGGTTCGCAGCTTCAGACGCAAAGCCAAACCACGCTCGACAATTTTGACACGTTTTCACCGCACGTGAAGAGGTTGGGTAAAATAAAAAGCTCTAGAGTAGATACAGATAAAAAAATAGAAGAAGATGAGTTCGCCAGTCTCTTGTCTCACTTCAAAGCGGTAAAAAAGGTGCATCTTGATTCAAGTAGACTGGCTGAGTAGGCATAAACTCGCAAAGCGTTCACGCTTGAATTAGCCATGGTTTCTCCACGTAGTTTTTTTGTAATTCATCAGAATACTTATAATCTGTATCCAGTTGAAAAATTGAACTTAACTTTATGTTGTTATTTTGAGCCTTTTTGACCTCGTCAAAATTCATGAAAGCGTTGCTAGACCCTGTGCTTTTATAAACAGGAACTTTTCTTGAGGTTTGTTTTTCAAACAGATCGGCTAATTGGTGGACGAGCTGTCGACTTATCTGAATCATCAAATTTTCCCATTTTTGTCGTTGTCCTCGTGTAACTCGTTGAGATCCCCCAGTTATTTTATTATTTTCGTTCAAAAAAGGATCCTTCAAAATATCCTGAAAATAGTCATCGCATCTCACAGATCCGATCCTCCTACCTCCTGTCTTTTTACCTCCAATCTTACCTTCCACTGTTTTTTCTGGGGTTAACCACTGCAACTGTTGATCGCAATTTGTACTGATGTAATAAAATCCAATAACGGCATTTTCAAATAACTTTTGCTGTATAAATGCTTCTTTGCTATTGTTTGGATTGACATATAAATTCACTTCATTTTCTATGTAAAATGTCTCAGGTTTATTTGAAGGAAAGCGTTTCTCATATTCCTTGTAAAATTTTTTTAGTGTTTTAATCCAGTAGTTCCAATCATCTCTTTTGAATTTGCAGTGACTTATTCCATCGATTATATTCCCTCCACCCACCCCCGTTTTGTTGTCGACTTTGGGACATGGTGCACTGCCGGTTCCATCCATATCGACCCCTACACCTGGGCAATCAGCGTTCAATAGTGGGATATACCCTTCTCCGTCCTTGCCGATGTAATTCGCGATCCTACTCCCTTCTTCCACTATTTTATATTTGGAATTGGGTTGTACTGTATTACCCCGCACATCTTTAGAATATGAAGGTGCGTTTTCCATCACGCACACGTAGGGTTTTGCGCAAAGGCTGCTATTACTGAAATCTGTGCCTTCTCGGCTACACAATCCAGGTATTTTTTGCAATTTATAAGGATTTATAGATGCGCCGGATTGTAACATCATACATGTTCTATCTCCATTGCAATCTTTCAATCCGCACTTATCCTCACTACTTCCTGGGTTTTTATTGACACTAAAATCGATACTACGAGGTGGGTCGCGCGATTTAAAAAGACTGATTTCTTCGGCGCAAGACAATGGACCACCGTCGCCTTCCGCTTCGTTTGAACAACAATTTCTGGCGTTTGTATCCGCATCATTGACAAACATACCTGTTATGAGGGGCCACGCTTTGGTTGGATCTAAGATTATTCCACAAGGGACACTTTGACCTGCGCCCGGAAATTGGAAGAATACAGGAATCAAGTCAGACCGTAGAAGAGAATAGGCAGTGCACGACTTTCTGGATCTATGAGCGCAAACAGATGTTCCCTGAAAAGACACTTTTCCTTTTTTAATAAAGTCTTGAAACCAATTCAACGCAAAATTGTTTACCAACACACCTCCCACTTCAAAATTGGGCAAAGCGTATTGGTCTTCCAAACTCCCAGTATTGCTTGTTATTGGAATCGGACTCGGAATCGGACTTGTGTTTTTAAAACTTGTTTCCATCATTCGATAGAATCTATTTTTCTCTCCCTCCTCTCCATCCTCTCCATCCTCTCCATCCTCTCCATCCTCTCCATCCTCTCCATCCTCTCCATCCTCTCCATCCTCTCCATCCTCTCCATCCTCTCCATCCTCTCCATCCTCTGACGGTCCTGATGGCAACGGGCGCTTTACCGTGCTGTTTCTCTCTGTGATTGATATCGCTACAACTAAAATTATTAAAACAGTAGCAATAACGTGGAGAGTATTCAATTTCATTTATTATATATATATTATATATATATTATATATATATAAGTTATACTGAGAAAGGTCTGATGGACAGCCGTTTCACGTCTGCATCGTCTGTCGAAGTTTTCGTTGCTGTTTTGCGTTCAGCTTCCGAGTTGTTTGCCAAAAGACTGGCGGAGTGCATCTTTGCGTTTTCCACTGGCGGGGGTGGCATAAACTGTTCGGGTTTTTTTAGCCCTAGAGATACGTCTATAGAGTTTTTGAAAGCTGGAACTAAAAAGTATAAACCCGTGCTGATTATGAGCGCGATGATAGCGCTGTACATGATAGCTAGCGCCCAGGAGAATCTAGGACCTCTGAACGGATTGGCCGAATACGCGCATTTCGGCTTAGCTAGCCCGAAAAGCAGTAAAACAACGAGGAAGATTATAGCAATTTGGTACATTTTACAACACCCGGTGTACTCTTTAAAGAAATTTAATAAAATCAAAAATGATTAAAATAAATCCTTTTTTGAAACAGCAACTCATCTCAAACAATGTTCTACACTACCAAGAACCGCAACAAAGATCTCGTGCGCCGCATTCGCCGCGCTCTCAAGAAGAGCAATGGTCCGTCGCCATCGCGCAAACGCAAGATCAAGAAGCGTCAGAAAACGTCTCGGCGTCATCGCACCAAGCGCTCGGCCAACTCTGAATTCCACCAAACGCGGAGCGTCTTCGCGGAGCAGATCAACGTCAGGAACAGGGACAAAGCGATTGATCCGATCGATGCGTTTCGCAACGATCTGAGCCAAGACTACTGTGAGAGTCTGGCAGCGACCATCATCCAAGGCGCTTGGAGACGCGACCAAGTGGCCAAGCGTGTTTACAATCGTCGCTACCGCGCCCTGGAAGAAGAGGTCAGACCTTTGAAGGGTTTGGAGTGTGACATTCAAATGCTTATGGATTTCGTCAACAGTCCGTTCGCACACCTGGTGGATTGCTCGCCGTTGAGGAGCCAGAAAGACTTCCTTTATCGCCGACTGACAGAGGTCAACTTCTCTCCCGTTCCGACGTCTGGGTCTTCCGGTCCTTTGGGGCAGTTGTGGGACGAAAGCATTCAGTCCGCTAAGCGGTGCCTGACGATGCTCACTGAGATCCAGATTCGCATCAACGATGTCGTCGAAACTCGGTCTATTCATCAGAGACCTTTGCGCGAGGAAATCAAATTCCTGGAAAAGGTTAACGCTGGGCAGGCTCGAATGATTCGTCGGCTGGAAAAAGAGATGGTAGAAAAAGAAAAGGCGATTGCGGAAAAGGATCGAATCATCGACCGGTACAAGATTTCTATTTACTCTCTGGTCAAGATGCTTCCGGATCCAAGCGACGAGTTTCCGCCGACAGAATACAATGACTATTACGATGAGCCTCCGCCGTTCGAAGAAGAGGATTACATTCCAGCTGCGCCGCCGCCATCTCCGGTGTCGTCTCCTATCAATTATGATAGCGACAAGTGTTAGTGTTAGTTTTAATAGAGGGAGTGAGTTTTAGAAATAAAAATGATGTTAGTGATATTTTTTTTCCAAAAGTAAATGTTTCGAGTTTTTTCAAAATCTTTTGTTCATCCGTTGTTAGGAAAACCCAGAAAGTCGTTGAACCCCTCATCTTTTGCCAAAAACACGGAAAGCGCCGTTGAGCCTTGCAAGCACTGCAAAAAAACGTGCTCGAAGTGTCCAAATGACATATTTTGGAGTACAATTCCAGCGCGTACGTCGTCTGAAATAGAGAAACTTCGACGGCAGCTCACCAGGACACGTACGCCCCTAGATGATTAATAGCAGACCAAGTTTTATTTCATTTTCGAAATAAAAATATTTATGTAGCAGGGTTCCAGCGCGCTTCCCACTTGTTTTTGTTGATCCCCCACATTTGCGAAGCCATTATATTTTCTCTTTGCTCGAGAGAGTCCTCCATCCAACTCAAGCATCCAGCATAGTCTTTTTTGCATAAACTTGTGTCCAAACAGTCTCGCTGATGAGCGGGTTTACGCGTAAAACGAGCCTCTAGAGTATTCATTGGAGTCACTGTCATAAACCCAGATACGTGTGCAGGCATCTGAAAGTTGATTCGAGTAAACGGTTCGGTCAGTTCGTGGTCGACATAGTAGGTGATCTGTCCTTGGTTGAGTTTCTTGTAGGACTTGTATCCCGTGTGAACTTCTTTGAGCTTATCAGAGTACACGTCGTCCGTTTCTATCGCTTCTACACTCATATTCATAGGTCTTCTGTCCAAAACCATAGGCATATTCCCGTTCAAGGGGTTTTTCAATCTGGCATCTTCAGAAGAGTACCCAGGTCTCCCGGATGGAGTAGCATTTGCTGGAATCTTGACGTAGTCTTTGGCCACGTTGTTCTTGTACAGTTTAGGGTTGATAACAGACACTTTCGCGGCGCCTCCTCTTTTGTAATCTATACCGCTGCACAAAAACGGATTTCTCGCGCAATACAGGTCGTTGTTGTATTGACAGAAATCTATCCCTAGACTGCTTTCCTTGCCGATGACTTGTCTTTCCTGTAAATTATTCATAACCTTTGTATTCTCGGCTTTTTCGGTGCTCATAATTTCTTTTATTATGATCAAGAACATTTAAAAGCACCCGTGTAGATGCTAAAATGTTTTCATCTATATCTAAACACGACAACGTAAACTACGGTAAAAAGTTGTCAGATCTTCGCAAATCGACACTTGACTATTCTGTAGGGGGATTTGGCATGGGCTCGTCCGGACCCAGTCTACACTCGCAAACCTCTTCGCCGCCCAGAAAACTTCCCATAGTCGCGGTAGTAGCCGGAGTTATACTACTAGTAGGAGGCGGAGGGTTTGCTTACTATACGTACGTCAGTAAAAAGAAAAAACCTTCCGTAAAGCAGCAACAACAACAACAAAGACAACGGCGACAACACCCTGGGAATATGAGAAAGGCGATGAACAGATCTGCAACGGGACGCGAAGCATCATCATCGCAAAGCAAACCTAAATCTAAGTGGATAATACCTGCGATGGCAGTGGTGGGAATTGCTGCGTGCGGAGGAGGAATTTGGTTTGTTGTAAAAAGAAATCGCAGTTAATAAATAAATGACTACTTGCGAAGATTTAAAAAATTGCAGCGGCAATGGTTTATGTGTAGAACTTCCAGGAAAGCCCGCTGAATGTCGTTGCAATCCAGGATTTGCCGGTCAAATATGCAATGAAGCTGGCTGTATCCAGGGAGATTTCTACAACATCCATATGGGCCAATGTCAACCTTGTACGAGATGCGATGCGGGCCACATCGTGCAGCCTGGAACGGAATGCACTGGTCAAACTACATTTGACAACATGTGTACTCCAATCAAAAAGTGCCAACCAGGAGAATTTGTGAACAGTCTGAACCAGTGTCAGAAATGCA